ATCCGACAGGGTATGTCGGCCCTTTCGCCTGCGGCGATCGACGTTCTACGGCGGGCTCTGGACGCTGACGAGGACGTCTCCCGCGTCGAGGCAGAGAGCGCGCAGTACCTAATCGACCAGTTGGAGGGCAAGGCGACACGCAAGCAGGAGGTCGAGCACTCTGGGGGAATCGACGTGTCGGACCAGGAGGGCGCGGAGATCGACGAGCTCCTGTCGCACCTGGGCGACGAGGAGTAACGCCGCGAAACTCGCTTTCGAGGCGGGTTTCGGAGTTGCGTGCTTCACCCATAGAGCGAAACTCAACGCCGAAACTCGCCCGAAAACCGGACATATTGGGCCGTTTCGGGGGCAGTTTCGGCCTCTGTTTCGTACTAGGACCTTGAAAGCGAAACTGCGAAACCCGGCGAAACGCACCGAAACCAGGGAGGGGAGGCCCCAGGCCTGCGGCTCCGATCGTTACGCTTTCCCAGAGAACCGTAACTCATTCACGCGGATCTGCGGATATAGCGCCCAGAGGGGCGAAAGCGTAACGCATACACACAAACCGGGGCCCAGGCCTGCGGCCTGTCGACGGAGCTCCCAGGAGGCCCCGGCCCCAAGCCCACGGGCGACCGGGCGAGCCGCGATCGGCCTGGGCGAAAGTCGGCGGGGGTGGGTCCCCCCAGATCGGTCCGGCTGGGGGTGGGGCCGGGTCGCTCAAAAATTTTGCACAACTGAGATCCGAACCCATGCCGAAACGATCGAGCACCACATACCAGCGCAACGCGGCGCGCGTCAAGGCGCTAACGAGCCGCGGAGCCTCCACCCGCGAGATCGCGGAGGAGCTGGGCTGTTCGACCTCGACCGCGGCGCGCTGCAAGCGAAGCGCCCAGGAGGACCTCGAGGTCTCCCGGCAAACCGACCAGCGCGCGTGACACACTCGCAGTGGATCGACCGGGTTCTGGAGCTGCGGGAGGCTCTGTCGGGACTTCCTGCGGAGAAGCGCGCGGAGGCGCTCTCTGGGCTCCCTGCGAGGGTCAAAAAGAAAGCCCTCCGCTCCCCCTACCTCCTGGGGCGGGACAAACAGGTCGAGGCGCTCACGAGCGACGCCGACACGGTTCTGATGCTCGCGGGGCGAGGGTTTGGGAAAGGCTGGACCGGGGCGCATTGGCTCCTCGATCGAATCGAGCGGGGACACCGCGCGACGGCGATCGTTGCGGAGACAGCCGCGGACGTCCGCGACGACGTGGTCGAGCCTGCGGAGAAAGGGTCGGGCGTCGTCGAGTTCGCGAAAAACCGCGAGCTGGAGCCCAATTTCAAGCGGAGCGAGTCGAGGATCGAGTACAAAGCGCCCCACGGAGCCGCGCGGTCGCAAACGTACAGCGGCGACGCGGGAGGGGAGGACCTCCGCGGGTTTAGCGGGTCGGTCGCGTGGATCGACGAGCTCGCGAAAATGCGGTACGCGCGGAGCGTCTGGGAACAGATTAACCTCACCCTCCGCGAGGCGAGCGGCGACCTCTCCTCCCAGCTCCTGGTCACGACGACCCCCAGGCCCACGCCGCTCATTCGAGAGCTGGTCGAGGACCCCCAGGTACACGTCATTTCCGGTTCCAGCTGGGAGAACCGGGCGAACCTCGACGACCGTTTCGCGAGGAGGTTGGAGAAACTGGAGGGAACCAGATTGGGGCGGCAGGAGGTCGCCGCGGAGGTTCTGACCGGGTCGGGCGACCTCTGGGACTACGAGGATATAACCCGCGCCGCAAACCGACACGACCTCCCCGATTTCCAGCGGGTTTGCATTGGCCTGGACCCCTCGATCTCAAACAGCACACAGGAGGGCACAGACGAGGCGGGGATCGTCGTCGTCGGCCTGGGAACCGATGGGGTCGCGTACGTCCTCGCGGACCTCTCTGGCGACTACACGGTCGACGAGTGGGGCGCGGTCACGACCGCAGCGTACGCGGGGGATCCGGCACTCGCGAGAGAGTACCTCCAGGGACCCGTTCGGGACGAGGTGGGGCGCGCGATCTCCCAAGAGTACCCCTGGAGGCGCGCGGACGTGATCCACGCGGAGATCAACCAGGGCGGGGCGCTGGTCACGCAGAACATACAGAGCTTTGGCTCCCACGCGGCAGTCAACGCGACGCACACGACGCAGTCGAAGCGAGTCCGCGCGGAGCCTGTCCACCACTTGTATCAGCGCGAGGCCCCAGGCGGGGGCGCTATGGTGCAGCACGTTGGGGCGCTCTCCGACCTGGAGGACCAGCTGACGAGCTTTCAGCAAGACGGAGACAGCCCAGACCGCGCGGACGCGCTCTGCTACGCGGTACAGGAGCTCCTCCTGGGCGACGTCTCCGCGCTTTCGAGCGACCACGTTATCCCAACCGACTAACCTCTCCAGACGGAGGCTCCTCCTTATGGCACACTACGACGCGACAGACGCCCATTTCGACCGCAACGTCGAGGCTTGGCGAATGATCGACAGGATGTTCAGCGGCGAGGGCGCGACGCGGGAGCTTCTCCGCGGCGCGTTCGAGTCGCGGCGCGCGTTTGAGAAGCGCCGCGAGCTCGCGGACTGGAGGCCCTACACCCGCGACCTCGTTTCGAGGCTGTCGGGGGAGCTGTTCACTCGCGCCGGAGAGATCACTCGCGACACGGTCGTCTCCGACTCGTACCTCTCGCGGATCGGCCCCTCCCAGGAGTCGTACACCGTCCAGCTTATGCGACTCGCGGACGTCCTGGTCGCGTACGACGAGGCGATCGTCGTTATGGACCCGGCCCAGGGCCTCCGCGTCGTCGAGCCCCAGCACGTACCCCGGCACACCGCAGATGCAATAACGGTCCAGGGGACCCGCGACGACCCCGACGCGGGAATCGCGGAGGACCAGGAGAGCGTCAAGGCCTGGACTGTGTACTACGACGACAGGTACGAGGTCTGGGTACGGGACACGACAGAGGACGACCAGGAGGAGCGCCTCGTCGAGTCGGGCCGCTACTACGACGAGGACCCCAGCTGGAGCTTTAGCGCGGGGCCCCCAGCCGTTCGCGTCGAGCTCCCCTGGAGCGTTAGCTTTGGGGAGGCTGTCGCGAGGGCGCACCGCTCCCTCTACCGACTGGAGAGCAAGTACGACAGCGCCCTCCAAAACAGCCTCCAGGGGCTCCTCCAGATCGCGACGGGAGGAGACGACGCGGTAAAAGAGCAGATCGAGCGCGCCCTAAAGCGCGGCGCGATCGCGATTCCCTACGACAAAGATCACGGCGAGCACCAGCCTGTCAATGTCGGGACGGAGGGCCTCTCCCCGGCAAAGGACCAGCTGGAGCGCAAGACGAGGGAGCTCCGAAAGACAGCGTACGCGAGCCTAGAGGAGGCCTCCCAGCGAATGACCGCGACGGAGGTGGACTCCCGCACGCGGAGCGGCCCCGTGGCGGCGCTCTCCCAGCTCGCGGAGACGGTCCAAAGCGCGGAGGAGCAGATCCTCCAGGTCGTCGCGGAAGCGGAGGACGCGCGGCGCGCCCAGGAGGACCTGGAGCCCGACGTCGACTGGCCCACCGATTACAGCCATGCGTTCGACGATTCGGACGAGGGCCTCGTTAAGGATCTGTTCGGCGCGCTGGACCTCCCCGTTGACGTCGACACTGCGGCCCAGGCTGTCGCCGCGCGGGTCAAGTCCGCAGGGATCGACCCGAACGAGGACGCGATCCGCGAGGAGATTCGCCGGAAGCGCGACCGGGAGGCCCAGGCCGAAAGCGCCGGGGGCCTCCTCTAACCAGGCCTCTCAATATCGAACAGACAGGCCCCAGGCCGGGGGCCTACCCTCTTTATTCAATTTCTGACGACCCCTCGACCCTATGGCTACGCAAGCGATCAAGGACATCCTTAACGGGACCCTCCCCAAACCGACGTTTAACCACAACCCCACGGGAGCGACCCCGCTAACGTCGGGGGTTTCAGTGAGTCGGGGGTCCCCTGCGTGGGGGCTCGACCCCGCAGAAAATCGCTACGTGAAAGTCCCGTCGGGGGAGGGGGTTATTCATGGGGGGCGACAGTCCCTGGTTATCGAGCCCGTCGAAATACCAAACAAGACTCTGTATAGCGCGGACATCTCGGAGTGGACCACGTTCGGGGGAACCAGTATCGACGCTTTCGACAAAAACTCAATGATCGCAGAGGGGAGCCCCGTCAATGCCGCGCGAGTGATTGGGGGAGGGTCTACCGACGACGGAATCAAAGCCTCAATGTCGAGGGGGACCTCGCCCAACTACGACGCGGGGCTATGGATCGTCGAGGAGCTCACGGCGCAAAGTTTCGGCGCACGATGGTATAACAGCGACCAGTTAAAAGAGTATGTCGTCGACTATGAGTGGGGGAACGGGGTTATAAATACCAAGAATATAGTGAACTACAATGTTAGAAAGTTGACGAACAGGGGGCCGAATGGGGGACGTGTTGTTGCGGTTATGGCAACGATCAACACCTCGAATACTGGGGACTCGTTCCGCCAACAACTCCAACCCTCAAAGACGACGGGGTCCGACAATACATACCTACACTACGCGGGGACAGTTGACGGGATCCGCTCGCACCCGACCCCGATCGTACAAGGGGGCACGGAGACGACGAGAAAAGCGGAGGGCTGGACTGTCAATAAATCGGGGTTCTGGAACTACGAGGAGGGGACGGTCCTGGGCGAGTTTCGAGTTGCGGCGACCTCCTACACCGATATCGCTTTCTTGAACGGAGGGGTCAACATAGGGCTAAAGGGCAACCCTCCGTATGATGTATCCCTAGAGGAGACGAACAACTACACCGAAATCAAATTCTCGAATGTCGCTGGCCCATTCGAGCGGATTAAGTTTTGCGCGAGCTGGGTCGGGGGCGACGTTGCGTTCTCCGTGAACGGGGAGACGGCAAAAACAACGGCCGACACGAATTTCGAGAAGCTGTCGGACGACGTGGACTGGAATATCGGGGGGGGCTCCAAACAGCCCATTTTCTTGTCTGGGCTCCAGTTCATCCCCAGGCGCATCCCCGACAGCCGCGTCTCAACGCTAACACTTTAACCCCATGCCCCAGGAGTCTGACGACGCATATAACCAGCGGGTCGAGGGGGCGTTCGAGGAGGAGCTCCGATCGAGCGGCGGGGGCCTCGCCCAGCTCCTCCAGGCCCTGCGGGAACTGACCGTCCGCGCGGTTGAGGTCGTGGCCCAGGGCGAGGGCGTGGAGGACACGGAGCAGCGCCTGGAGGCCGCGACGGAGGAGCTGAAAAACAGGGCGGCCCAGGCTGTCGCCCAGGCCCAAACCCGCGGTCGGGAGCGCATGGAGCGCGCCCACGCCCAGGGCTACGAGGACGCGGCGGCGGCGCTGGGGGCCGCGTCGAGCGTCCCCGACTGGACCCCAGACGCCTCGGGCGTCGACCCGTACGAGCGCGCGCCCTTTTCGGGGAACGCCCAGCTGTTCGTCCAGAGCTCGATCGAGGAGGAGGTCGAGTATCTGCGGCAGGACCTAAAGTATATTCGGAAGTACGTCACGGAGGATCGTTATGCGAGGGCAGTCGCGAACGTGCTCGCGAAAGGCGACGACGAGATCGCCCAAGCCCTCGCGGACCGGGGCGTCGACCTGGAGAGTTTCGACGCGGAGGACCTGAAAGGCCGCGCCGCGGACGTTTTCCGCAACACGAAAACCCGCGGGGCCGCGGACATTCGCGGGGTGCTGAAAGACACCGAACCGGAGGAGCTCGCCTCGCGTCGCCCCCAGCTCTGGAGGCGGGTAAAGCGGAACGGAACCGACTCCCTCCCCAGGGTGCTCGACGAGGTCGCCAAAGACCTCGCAGCCGACAGCCCCGCGGTCGAGCTGGTCGAGTGGAACCTTTCCTCCAGGCACGACGGCCTCCGATCGAGCCCCGACGAGTGCGACCTGCTCGCGCGGCAGGACCTGTACGATTTCGGGGCGGGGATCTACCACCCGCGAACCGCACCCTCTCACCCGCACCCGAACTGCGAGTGCTCGATCCGCGTCGTCACGAAAGAGAGGCAGGCCTGGGGCCGGACCACGAACGAGCGCCCCGACGCGTTCGACATTCGGGAGGAGGAGGTTCGCGATCTCCTCCAGGGGCTCCCCGGCGACCGGGCGATAACGGACGCCCACGTCTCCCGCGTCGTCCAGCACACGCGAGCGGTCGTCGCCCAGGCGCACGATAACCCCCGCTGACGACGTGACACACCCGAATCATTCCCGGTTCACGAAAGCCCCGATCTGTACCCCAGGTCGGGGCTTTTCTTATGGAACGCTGTCCGCTCTGTGCGCGTGTTAAACAGCACGTTTCCCAGGGTACGGTAAACCCCTGGGCGGGTAGCGCACGACACGCAGCGCCTCTCTAAAGCGCCGCAGGGCGCGTAAAAACACTGACGCCGAACGTATGCCGATCGTAAACGCGAAAACTGACGACGGAGACGAGGTCGAGCTGGAGGTCGAGCCCTCCGACATTGAGCTCCGCGAGGACGAGGACGCGACGAACTTGCCTGGGGTACAGGAGGAGATCGACCGCGTCGCAGGAAAGACGCGAAAGAAAGCGAAGAAAACCGCGCGGAAAGAGCTCCGCGGCGACGACGAGTTTTGGAAATCGGAGGCCGAGCGGCGGGGCGTTGACCTCCGCGAGGAGGACCTCCAGCCGAAAGGGGCAAGCTCTGGAGAAGTCAAGGAGCTGAAAAAAGAGAACGCCCAGCTGCGGGAGAAAGCCCAGAAAGCCGACGAGTACGAGTCGCAGATTGAGGAGATTCGCGACACGCGCCTGGAGAACCAGCTCCTCCAAGAGAGCGACGGGGTAAAAAGCGACCTGGAGGACGTATTCCTCCAGACCGCGAAATCGCGGTTCGAGTACGACGAGGAGGACGACACGTTCGTCCCCACCGGGGACGACGGGACGCCCCGCTACGGGCAGGGCGTGGGGGACGTCGTCGAGGAAATGCGACAGGAGCGCCCGTCGATGTTCAAGGACACGGAAGTCTCTGGAGGGAGCTCCGCAGAGCCGGGAGGCTCTACCGGAGGAAAACGAACCTGGACGCAGGAGGAGCACGCAAGCGCCGACCCGGTCCAGATGGACGAGGAGACGTTCCGCGACTGGAAAACCGCAGAGGAGGAGAACCGGATCAAGTAACCAGCCCGATCGGGCTGGGGAGTAGCTGGCCGAACCCAGCCCGACACTAACCGAACCTAACCAAGTGGCTACGCTATGGCCTCCAACGCCAACTTTAACCGCGTACTCCGCGGCGCGATTCTGCGACAGCTCCGCGCCGCAAACACCTACGACGCTTTCGTGAACCGCGAGCTGGTTTCCGGCTCGTTTGAGGAACCGGAGGACACCGTTCGGATCGAGACGCTGGGCGACGTCCAGCTCTCCGATTACAACGGCACCCTCCCCACGCCCCAAGACATTGAGACGAACCGCGACACGATCAGCGCGAGCCACAAAAAGGCGTTCGCGTTCAAGAGCGAGGCCGACGACAGCGCCTCCCAGATCGCAGACCTGTTCCGCGAGGAGGGCGTCGCCGCGCTTCTGCAAGCGGCCCAGACGTTCGTTCTCTCACAGTACACGGGCGCGGACCTCCAGGTCACGTACGACCCGTCGAGCGACAACGTCCGCGATAAGATCGCGGAGGCTGCGGTCAAGCTCGACAACGCGGAGGCCCCGGCAGGCGCAGAAAATCGGTGGCTCACTGTTCCCCCGCGCGTGTCGGAGGACATCGACGACGACGTGATCGACGAGAGCCCGACCGGGCTCGCGGACGAGCTGATCCGAAACAGATTCGTCGGGACGTACAAAGGATTTCGGCTGTACAAGGCCCCGGTGAACCAGTTCACGAACACCGGGTCGAGCCCGTCCTATGACCACGCGATGGCCGGGATCAACCAAAGTATCGCCTACGAGGACGCGGTCCTCAACGTGCGCCGGGTCCCGAGTACGGACTTTTCGGGCGACCAGATCGACGGCCTGCATGTCGCTGGGGCCCAAGTTATTCGCAGCGGGGCGACTATCGACTTTCGCGTCAAGGCGTAACACTGACCCTCTGACGGGGTCCCCGCTATGGCCGAGATCCTCTCACAAAGCGCCCAGGACGAGCTCCTGTCGAGCAAGGCCCAGGCCGCGGAAAACCTCGCGGTTCGGGTCGAGCTCGCGGAGATCCGCGTTCTGGGGCGCTACAAGGAGGATCGCGACGCGGCGCTCGACTGGTATTTCGAGGGTCGGCTCGACCCCTCGATCAACGTCGACCTCTACGGCTACCGCGAGGACGCGAACGGGAATTTCGACCCCGAGGCGAGCAACGACGAGCTCGTTCGTCGCCTGCGTCTGGTCGTGGCCCAGGTGGTGAACTGGAGCGTTCGGCAGGAGCAGACGACGTTCCTCGACCGCGAGCGAGTCGGGCAAAAGGCCGTCGCGTACAGCGACGTCCCCGAGGTCCCGACGCGACTGTTCCAGCCGCTCAACGACTACGACGAGCGCGAGCCGTTCCACGGGTTTTAACCTATGCTGACCTCCGACAGGTACGAGCAAGACACGATCGAGGTCGAGCGTACGACGACAGGAGAGCCCGGCCCAGACGGAGTCCCCGAGACGGGAACCGAAACGGTCCTCGCCTGCGACGGAGACGCCCAGAGCCTCGCGCTCGACGCGGAGGCGACCCCAGCCGTGTTCGAGAACGGAGGCCTCCGGTTCTACGCGAGCGAAAGCGTGCTGGACCTAAAGCCTGGAGACGACGCGACGGTCACGCTGGAGGAGGGGCGCACAATCGAGGCGACCGTCGAGGGAATCGAGCTGGACGGCGACGCGATCCTCCTCTCATACGGAAGCGCCTAACCGATGGCCGACGTCGACCACAACGCCGGGGACGTGTCGAGGTGGATCGACAGCGAGCGGCGCGATTTTGCGGGGCAGGTCGAGAATATGCTCGACCGGGCGACAGAGCGGACCCTGGGGGAGGCCCAGGATCGGGTCCCCGTCGACACGGGCGACCTCCGCGACAGCCTCACGCGATCGGGGCACGAGGTGTACAGCCCGCTCGAATACGCGCCCCACGTCGCGCTGGGCACGATTTACCAGGAAGCCCAGCCCTACCTCTGGGACGCGGCGCGAGAGGTTCTGGAAACGGAGGTCAAACGACTGGAAAGCAGTTGATATGATACGCCCCCGAAAGGCTTTACGTGCGGAGCTGTACCGCGTCCTCAACGAGGCGCTCTCTGTCGACGTCGTGGTCCAGCGCCAAACCGAAAGCGCCTCCGAGGAGCTCGTTATGATCGAGGCCCCCTCGACGCCGAAGCGGGGCGACATAAAGGCCGATACGGGGCACCGGATCGACCAGACGGTCCGCATACACACGAGATTTCCGAAAGGGGCCGCGGACGTGTCCAGGCGCGAGGAGCTCGCCTCCCAGGCTATCGACGCCCTCGACGCCGCGACGATCGACCCCACGGACCACCGGGTCGTCCATTGGCCCAGAGAGCCCGACGAGGAGGACCCTGTCGGCTACGACCTGGACGGAGGAGACAGGGCTCTCGACTTGCTCCTCACCTACCGACTACACACCCAAATTAAGGCAACAATATAATGGCCTCTGAAATCCCAGGAATTAACGTCGTGGTGGCCCAGGGCGGGACCGCGATCGTCGACCAGCAAGACGCGACGCTAACCTCGACCCCAGAGCTGGCCGAGAGCGTCGTCAAAAATACGAACTTCCCGAATCGGCTCCCAGGCGACCAGGACTGGACCCTCTCCCTGGAGGGGCAGATTCCCGACGACACTGGCAAAGACGCGCTCGCAAACGGGAACGCAGGCCTCCAGCTCGAGGTCGACACCGGATCGGGGCTCGCGTACGAGCCAGTCGCTGGGGTCCAGTCGCTGACGCTGACGTTGGAACAGGAGTTCGGGGAGGTTCCCCCTGGGATCGACGAGGCGACGGGGTGGAGCTATTACGTTCCGCTCCGACAGTCCTGGGAGGTCGACGTCGAGGCCCATTACTACGACCCGGCGAACGAGGCCGTGTACGAGGCGATTCACGGGGCGCGCGAGGCGGGAAAGGTCGTGCCTGGGAAACTCAACGTCCTGGGCGTGACGATGGAGGGGGACCTCGCCGCGGACGAGTTCGAGCTCTCCGCAGGCACAGACGACCCGTCGAGCCAGAGCCTCCCGTTCATGGGGTCGGGGACCGTCTCCCAGACCTCCAGTTTCGAGAGCACGATCGAGGGGATGGTCGGGCTGTACTTTAGTCAGTCGACCGCGACGATGGCGCTCCAGCACCGCGAGGGCGGCTCGCCCGTGACGGGCTCGACCAGCTGGGAGGGCGACGGCTACCTCTCCAGCGCGGAGATCAGCCTGGAGCGGAACGCGTTCCCCACGCTCTCGACCGAGATCCAGGGAAACGGGCCCCTGGAGCGAATCACGCAATAACCCAGGCCCTCTGAGAGCGGACTCGTTTCGCTCGTTCGGGGGAGAGCCCATCGAACCCTCTCTAAACGCGCCCTCACGTATGTCCTATTTCCTCGACGACCTCGCAGATCACCCCGACGCGATCGAACTCGAAATCGCGGGGCAGTCTGTGGACTGGCTCCTCAACAAACGCGCGTTCGAGGAGGGGGAGGAGCGCGGGATCGACTTCTCCGCGTTCGCGGAGCTGGAGGAGGAGGACGTTACGGGCAACCTCGACGCGCTCGCCTCGCTCCTCCTGGTCGGAACGCTCCCGTTCGACGTCGACCTCACGAAAGACGATTTCGACGAGATCCTAACGCCCAGACTCGCGGGGGAGCTGGGCCCTGTCGTGATGGCGCAGTTCGAGGGCCTCTCCGACGAGCAGATCCCCGAGGAGGTCACGTCGGGAAAGTAGACGAGGAGGCCTCGCTGTTCGAGGTTGACCTCGACGAGTGGGAGCGGTTCGGCTACCAGGAGGGGCTCCCCAGGCGCGAGGTCGAGAGAATGTCGCTGCGGGAGTACATCCTCCGCAGGCAAGCGAGCCTCCGCGACACCGTCGAGACGATCCGCGTCGAGACGCTTCCAGTCGTCAACGCGCTGACGGACGACGAGATCGCCCTCGCGGATTTCTTTGGGGGCACCGCTCCCCGCTCCCAGCGCGACGAGGAGGAGCTGAAAGCGTTCCGGTGGGAGGTCGACCAGCACACCGATATTGTCGACGACTGGAGCCTCGTCGACCCCGACATAAACGACGCGCCCAGCGATGCCGAGTAAGACATTCGCGGTCAATTTCGAGACGAGCGGGTTCGCGAAAGCGAGCTCCCAAATGTCCTCTGTCGCGGACGACGCGAGCGACGCCGGGAACGAGCTCGACGACACCGCAGACAGCGCGGAGGACGCAGGCGACGAAATGGACGAGACAGGCTCCAGCGCCTCCGCTATGGGGTCGAAAATCTCGACCGCGGGGAAAGTCGGGGCCGCAGGGCTCGCGGCGATTACGGCGGCTGTGTCGTCGGCAGTAGCTGGGATCGGAACGCTCGTCGCGGAGACAGCGCAGTACGCGAAACAGGTCGACAGGGCGGCCCAACAGTCGGGCGTCGCTCGCGAGCGGATACAGGAGATCGCGTTCGCGGCCCAGCAAGTTTCGGGGGCCGATTTCGACGCGGTCCGCGACGGGCTAAAAGAGCTCGCGATCCGCTCCCAGGAGGCCGCGATGGGCACGGGGGAGGCGAAAGAGGCGTTCGACCGTTTGGGGATCTCCCAAGACTTCCTCCGCAACAACTCCACGAGCCAGATATTCGCGCGCCTGCGACAGGAGCTCCAGGGCGCGAGCTCGAAAATGCGGATTATGGCCTCCGAAATGATCCTGGGCGGGGAGGCGGGACAGAAAATGGTCGAGGTCCTGGGCCTGTCGAATGAGGAAATGTCGGAGCTTTCAACGCAAGCCCAACGCACCGGAAAAGTCCTCTCCTCCGATCAAGTCGCGGCCCTGGAGCGAACGCGAGGCGCGTGGCGCTCTCTGACCAGCGAGGTCGTCGGCCTGGGGCGAGAGTTGGGGGCGATGTTTGCGCCCCTGGTCACGCAGGAAATCATTCCTGGGCTCCGGTCGATGGCCCAGAGCGTCCGCGGGGCGCTCTCCTCGCTGTCGGACCTGTCGGACACAACAAAGGGCGCGGTCGCCGCGATCGCGGCGGGGACCACGGCAGTCTCCGCGGCCCTCGCTGCGTACGGGGCGTGGCCTGCAATTATCGCGGGGGTGTCGGCTGCGTTCTCTGCACTTGGGACGGCGGCGACGACCGCGTACGCGGCGATTACCTCGCCCGTAACAGCTGTGGTCGCGGCGATCGCTGCGATCGCGGGGATCGCGGGGCTGATTTACGACAACTGGAGTGGCCTCTCCTCGTTTTTCGCGGAGCTGTTCGACAGCCTGGGGGCGGGGGCCTCCGCGATCGGGTCGGCGCTGTACGAGACGTTCGCCCTCGCCTGGAACCAGATCGAGCGCCTGTTCGCCCAGGCGATTAACAGCCTCCTCGCGACTGTAAACGACGGGCTGGAGGCCCTGGGCGCGGAGAGCTACACGATCGACACGGAGGTCGGGGTTCCCCAGGAGGAGATCGAGGCGAACAAACAGCGACTCGCCCAGGCCCAGAAAGACCTCCAGGCCGCGACGAGCGCCGCAGGGTCGACGCTGGAGGGCTCGTTTTCTAGCGGCTGGGCCGCGGTCAAACAGTCGACCAGCGACGCAGTCTCGTTTGTCCAGGGGAAGCTCCAGAACCTGGGCGGGGCGCTCTCGCTCCCGTCTCCGTCTGGAGGAGGAGGCGGCTCCTCCGCTGGGGGAGGGCAGGGCCCCAGCTCTGGAGGCGAGGAGAGCGGCGGGGGAGGGCTCCCCAGCCTCCAGCCGATTTTCCAGCTGGTCAACAACACGAGCGCCGCGGAAAACTCGATTTCGCGCCTGAAGCAGGCCGGGGAAGCGGCGACAACGAGCCTCGCCAACGGGTTCAACCGCGTAACCAGCTCGATCGGGCGCAGCGTGTCGAACCTCCTCCAAGGGAAAGAGGCGGCGCTTGATTTCGGCCAAACGATGGTGTCAGTTCTGGGCGACGTGATCTCGAAGCTCGTACAGGTCGCGGCAAAGCTCGCGGTCGTCGCGGCGATCAAGTCCGCAGCCGATATCAGCTCTGGGGGAATTACCTCGATCAGTGGCGCGTTGGGCGAGGCGCTAGGCCTTGCGGAGGGCGGGGTCGTCACCGGGCCCACCCTGGCCGTCGTTGGGGAGGGGTCGGAGAGCGAGGCTGTCCTCCCGCTCTCGAAACTGGAGGGGATGCTCTCCCAGCCCTCGCCCATGCCCCAGGCCGCGGCGAGCGCGCCGACAGGGGCCGGAGCCCAGGGCCTCGCGGTCGAGGTCGAGGTCCGCGGAGAGACGCGGCGGGAGGGGCGCGACATTGTCACGACCTACGACGTCTCCAAGCGCGCCCAGGCGCGCCGCGGACGCTAACAGACAGCCTCCCTACCTATGTCATACGGAACCAAGTACCGGATCGAGTGGAACTCCCGAAGCGGGGGAGCGCGGGTCGACCTCCAACAGCAAAACTACTCTGGGGGCGTGTCGGCGCTCCAAGCCGCAGAGGAGCCGCTGACGGTTACGTGGGGGAGTGCGGGAGGCGACGACCTCACAGGGCCGCTTCTCGTCTCTGACGCGGAGCTGGGGGTCGTGGGCGACGCCCAGGGAGAACAGCTGGAGGAGCTGTTCGACAGCGGGGACCGCGAGTGGAGACTACGTTTCGAGGTCGACCGCGGCTCTGGGCTGGAGCTGGAGTGGATGGGCTACGTCGCGACGGACCTCTGGGGCGCTCACCCCAAGATCGACGGGGAGCGCATCAGCGTCGAGGCGATCGACGGGCTCGCGCTTCTGGAGAACGAGGACGCGTACGTTTCGGGGAGCGGGGAGTACGTCGCCTCCGACGTCGTCGAGGAGGTCCTCCGCGGCCTCGTTCACGACCTCCCAGCCCGAACCTCGATGGCGTGGGACAGCTACGACCTCGACCTCGCGGGGCCGACATACAGCCCCCTCGACCAAATCACGATACCGGACACCGCGTACCAGGAGATCACCGAGGAGGGGCGTGTCGAAAGCGTGCTGTCGGCAGAGACGCAGCTCGCGGGGCTCTGCGAGCGGTTCGGGCTCCAGCTATTCCAGGCCGGGGGCGAGTGGTGGCTACGGCAGAGAGGGCAGATCAGCGACGGGAGCGCCCTCCAGACGTGGACGATGCCCACGAGCGGGGACCGCTTTGGCACCTCTACGGACCTGGACGTCCGCGCGGACCTCCCCGAGCAGCTCGACAGCGAGAGGCCCCAAAGCCGCGTTCAGAGGCTGCGACAGCTGCAATCGAAATACACGTACGACGAGCTGGGGGAGCTGGTCGAAAACGGCGATTTCGAGGACTTTCTAAACGGCTGGGAAACGGTCGAGCCGACGAGCGGCGACGCGAACTCCACGGTCACGACCAAAAAGTACAACAACACGCGCCTCGACCGAGAGAGCTCCCAGGAAAACAAGCGGGTCGCGAGGCTTTTCCGCGACGTCGCGGGAACGCGGGAGAACCCCGTCGTCGCGGACGCCCCAGAGCTTTCCCAGACAGCACCCTCCCAAGTGTACGACGCGGGGCCCCGCGCGGCGCTGCGGTTCTCCTGGGAGCATACGCATTTCCCAACCTCGACGACTGGACTGTACGAGCTGGGGGTCGGGGGGTACACCGCGGAGGAGCGGACTGTCTCTGTAACCAGCAAGGCGCTCCCCAGCGACCAGGGCGAGGTTTTCATCGACCCGCTCCCGGCCTCCGACGAGGTCGTGATCCCTGGGGGCGCGACCGTCTGGGTCTATGACGGGGGCGACAGCCCGCTCGCGAAAATCACTCTGTCGGAGCCTGCGAGGGGCGGGGCCGACGTCCTCCGCGGCGACATTTCCGCGGAGATCCCCAGCGGGGCGAGCGTCCAGTTTTACGTCTGGAGCTCGACGAACACGCAGATTACAACCCCCAACCAGATCGACAACGCCGACGAAAAGTTCGAGGAGTCGGAGGTATCTCTCCCCTCGCGGACGCTTTCGGGGGAGAAAGTGACCGGGGCCCCGCGCTTTTTTGTCAAGATTCGCAAAGAGGACCCCCCAGAGGCGGCAGACCGGACGCTCTGGCTCGACAACATCTCCCTGGAGCTGACCGCAGCGGGGGAGCCGATCGAGCGTACAGCGTACACGAGCCTCGACCAGCAGTTCGGGCGAAGCGTCGCCCTGGAGCACCGCGTCGGGTCCGGGCCGATCGCGGACCACCCCCGCGGCCTGTTCGACGAGGACTCCTCGTTTCTGGGCGACTGGAAAGCCTCTATTTACGACGGGGGCTCCCGTTCGGGGCTGGGGCTGGAGGAGCTCACAACGCGGCGATGGATGCGGCAACAGCGGTCAACGCTTGACCGCAGAACCCGACAAGTCGTTTTTCAAGAGGGGGAGCGCGTTCTCCCGTATCACGCCCTAAACGAGGGCGGGACTACCTACACGGTCACGCATATGTCGCGGACCTGGGGGTCTGGGAACAGCAACGCGGGGACGATCGAGCTCACAGAGCTACGCGACGACGGGGTTTCAGGTCTGGTCCAGGCCTACGTCATGGAGTCGAGCGGAGGCGGCTCTGGGGGCAGTTCTGGGGGTACAGTGGTCCAGACAGGCGGAGGCGGGGGCGTGACGTCGTACCAGAACCTCACAGGCAAGCCCAGCGGCCTCCTCTCGACAGAGGGGGACAGCGACGATTTCCCAGGAACGACGACGCTTTTAGGCGGGGACGGAATCGACGTCCAGAGCGACGGGCGAACGGTCGCCGTCGACGACACGGTCCTCCGCGAGGGAGACGACATCACATTCGAGAATTTGACCGTCGAGGGCAACCTGTACGTGTTGGGGGAGGAGAACATTATCGACACCGAAACGGTCGAGGCCTCCGACAACCTGCTTTTCCTCAACGCTGGGGAGCAAGGGGCGGGCATCACCCGAGGGTATTCTGGACTGGAGGCAGACAGGGGGACGAAAGAGCCCGTTCTCCTCGCGTTTCAGGAGGCCACGGACACGGGCCGCGTGGGGGTACGGTACAGAACTCTCGCGTACAGCTCCCTCTCTGGGGGCTTTCAGCTACACGAGGAGGTCGTCGGGCAGTCCAGCGGCGCGGAGGGGCTTGTGTGGAGGGACTCTGGGGGCGAGCTCTCGATCAAGGGCAGGACGGGGACGTTCTCCGCGGGGGAGACGATCGAGGGACAAACGAGCGGCGCGACCGCAACTCTCGATTCGACGAGCACAACCGACCAGACGCAGGCCCTCGCGACGCGGGAGGACGCGCCCCACGACGGAGGGCTCCCGTTCTGGAATCCTGGGGCGAACCGTTTCGACACGACCAGCTCTCTCGAATGGACAGGCTCCGCGCTGGAGACGAGCGCGGACGTCCTCCACCCGCAGTACACCCCAGAGCTGGAGAAATGGGCGATCCTGTCGGACGGGAGCGCCGACTTTCGCTCGATCTACGCGGACGAGCTCCGCGTCGACCGATTTATCGCGGAAGTCAACGAGAGCCTCGCTGGGGAGGATTTTCTCACCAAATCGTTTGCGAAGCTCGACGAGGACTGGACGGTCCCCCAGGCGGGGTCAAGCGCGGAGATCACGCTCCAGAACCTCCCAGGGCTCGCCGGGAGAGCAGTGTTCGAGGAGGGGGACACAGTTCGGCTCCGCTACGTCGACCGCTCTGGGGGCGGCCTCCTCGTCAAGGACATATGGGCCCAGGTCACGAAGCCCAGCGGGTTTGACGCGAACGGGGAGACGCAAACTTGGAGCGCGACGGTTCTCGACGCCGGGGGCGTGGCGGGGGAGGAAATCGGGGCCGGGTCCGTCGCCCTCGACTACGGCACGAGCGGCGACCACCTAATCGAGAGGTCGGTTCTGGGCGGCACGTTCGACCGGATCCTCCGCTGGGAGGACACCACGGGCGACGGAGTTCCCGACACGTTCGAGACGATCAACTATCGCGGGGAGCTCTCGAACGTCCCAAAAGCAAAAGCCTCTGGGCCGGGGGTGTACTCCTCCCAGGCGCGGTTCGACCAGAACGCGATTATCGGAAATCTGGAGGCCGCGACGTCGGCTTCGACGAGCGGGTCATACCTCAAATTCACGCAGGCAAACGGCCTGGAGGTCGTGGTTGCTGGAGGCGAGGACGTCGGAACGCGCCTCGACGAGATCCAGTCGGACCTCGCCCTAATCGCCCAGCGCGTAACCCAGGAGGCCTCCTCCCGCGCGGGGCTGGAAATCACCGCGTCGGAGACGGAGGCAGAGGTCCGCGCCCAGGCCGCGATCATTGGGGACGACTCGCAGTTTTCCAAGTCGACGCTTTCCCTCCAGGCCTCCCAGAACGAGGACGACACGAGCTCCAACGCCTCCGCGATTTCGACGCTGGAATCGAAAGTCGACAACGGGGGCAGCGACACGCTCGACCAGAGCGCGGGGAGCCTTACGATCGCAGCGAACCAGAACCGGGCCGACATTACCCTCCTCGCGGAGCGGCTCACCCAAGAGTCGGAGGCGCGCGCTGGGCTGGAGCTCACCGCGTCGGAGACGGAGGCGCGGTTCCAGGCCGACGTCAGGTTCGAGGGGTCGACAGCGAGCGTCTCGCTCGTCGCAAACGCGGACGGGTCGAGCGCGCGGCTCGCTGGGGACTCGATCATTCTCGACGGGAATACCGAAATCCAGGGGGACCTCGACCTCACCGGAAAAGCCGTAGTCGGGGGCGTTATCAAAAACAAAGACACTGACCCAGACTATACCCTGGGGGCTGATGGTTTAACCCTAATTGGAAAGGGGCAAGCCGGGGGCCCTCACAGCATTGATTTTGAAATGCCAAACGATAACATATTCGCGAGATTGTTTCTGGAGAGGGACCCAGATGGGGGTATTGATTCGCAAGGCGTTGCGAGGCTCCAAGCATACATGAAAAACGAGGACACAGGCGAGGAAAGTTTCTTTACCTTAAACACCGTGGACCTCTAACCTCGACGGTAACACTGCGAGGAGTAGGCCACCCCTCGTGTTCGTTCCCTCACGCGCACGCGCCCCCGCGCCATTGGTTGGAGTTCTCCGAGAGCGAGGGGAAACCCCGAGCCCACCCCCTCGATCCTCGCAGAAGCAAAATGCGCGGCTCTCATCGGCTGCGGGGCCTATCGCCCCACCGCGAGGGCGGCCCAGGTTTTCGCCTCCGCTTTACCGTATTTAACATCTATTCGGAGCGGAGTCGGTACAGTATAAACGCGCTGGAAAAGCCCAATTTCACCCTCGATCTATGCGGACACAGACCACCCCAGCGGGGACCACATACCACCTAAAAACGACCGCAGAGGTTAAGGGCACGAGCGCCCAAAACGCGATCCTCGACGCGGCGGGGGAGGCGTACGAGGGAACCGACCAGGCCCTCGTCGTGACCTCTGGAAACGAGGGTGAGGAGGGGGATGGGGTACACTCCCAGGGCTCGCTCCACTACGAGTCGAACGGCGCGAAAGCGATCGACCTCCGCGTCTGGAACCTCGAAAATCCTGGGGCCGTCGCGGACCAGATCGCGGACACTTTGGGAGAGGATTTCGACGTCGTGTTCGGAGCCGACGTCGACCACCAGACACACATTCACGTCGAGCGCGACCCGGCATGATGGACCAGCTCCTCGACTTCATTTCGTCGTATGCCGGGGCGCTGGGGAGCCTCGTCTCCGCGCTCGCAGGCGGGGGCATCGTATCCGCGTATGCCACCTGGAAAAAGCAGAAGCGCAAAGCGGACTCCCAAGACCACGCCCAGGCGATGGCGCTCGCAGGCCGATTGGAGGAGCGCCTTACGTCTGTCGAGGGTCGGCTCGACGCCGCGGAGGAGGAGCTCCGAAACACACAGAAGCGTCTCACACAGTCGCAGATTCGCCGCGAGGAGCTATCGGCTGCGATCGACGCGCTGGTCCAGCGTATCGACAGGCTGATCTCCAGGCTCGCGAGCCACGAACAGATCACCGAACGCGAGCGGGAGGAGCTCACCCGCGTCCCCTACGTCGACAACGACACGTACACCCCTCCCGGCAGTGATTCAGCTCCCAAGTAACGCCACCAGCGCCGCGCTCGCCCTCGCTCTGGGCGCTCTCCTGGGCGCGGGGGCGTATCACCTCCTCTCCCCCTCCTCCAGCTCCGAACCGCTCTCTGGGCGTACACGGGTCGCCCAGCTAAACCGCTACCTCCAGCCCCGCGACACGTCTGGACAGGAGGAGGCCGACGTCGAGGTTCGGTACAAGACGCGGACAGAAACGGACACGGTCCGCGAGGTCGACTCCGTGTACGTCCCGATTCCCTCCGAAATGGACGTTGGGGGCGCGCTCGTCGCGACCGAAACCCCGCTCGACGTCGGGACGGATCGCGTCGAGTTTACCGCGTGGGACCCGCAGGCGCGGCGCTACGAAAAACGGCTGTACGAGGTCCCCTCTCAAGTATTCGAGGCGAGGCTCTACGCGCTCGCCCGACTCCGCAATCCCCCACGGCTGGGCCTGGGAACCCCGCGCCTGGGGCTGGGCCTGGGCGCGAGCCTCCGTTATCGCAGGGTGGAGCTCCACGCCCAGGGAACGCTCTCTCCGACCCTGGAGCCACTGGTCGCCGCGTCGCTGCGGATTCGGCTCTGACCGCAGGCAGGCCCTACCGACAGGAAAACGCGAGGAGGCAGATATTTTGATACCCCGACACGCGACCGGACTCGTCGAGGTACACGTACGCCTGCCGGGAGCGCCCCACCTCGTACACGAGTTGCGTCGAGGCTCCCATTCGCGTGACCGTTCGATTCCTCCGGTCGTAGCGCCCCAGCGACGCGAGAACGGCAGAGCGGGGCATCCCCTGGAGGACACGACCGTCCTCGATCGCGCGCTCTGTCTGGGGGTCCAGGTCGTGGGCCTGGACGTACGCGGACCGTTTCGACTCGATTCGAGAGGAGGCGCAGCCTGCGAGTAAAACAGTGAGGCCGAAGATCAGGGCTCGTTTCATGACTGTAAACCCAGGTCGTTTGCTTTACCAAACCGAAAGCGAAATCGCTTTACGCGCGGACGTCTTTACCTATGTTCGGAGGTTCGTCGGTCGCCGTTCCCTCGCTCTCTGCGGTCGCATTGGTCCTTGACTCCCTCCTCTGCACCCCCAGGGGTCCGATCCCAGACCCCGATCAGCCACAGAGCGGCGAGGCCCTGTCGCGTTCGAGGCGACAGAGTCCCGCTCTAAGGGCACAGAGCGCGGCCCAGAGGACCGAGAGCCCGAGCCCGTCACAGCCCCTCCAGTCCAGGCGCAGGGCTGGAGGAAACGACACGCGCCCCTCGCTACGCCGAGAGGGAGCCACCGGGTCGTCGCGGAGCGTCGGTCGACAGCTACGGCTCGCCCCCGCGCTCGCTGTCTACGGCCCAGATGTGGGGCCGATCGGCACTCTGGGCGCGTCGCGCGGCTCACACGTCAATCCCTCAACGCGCCCGTCTGGGACTTCTCCGCGCGTCAGAACACGCCCCGCGAGGAGGGTTCCTCGCGAGTTGAAACTTTTCGCAGCGGGGCGTATATTATCAGATCCATAGCGGGGACCCCAGGCGAGCCGCTCGACCTGTTCGCTCGACAGATCGGCTCCCTGGGGTTTCTCGTATTTATGGGGGTGTCGCCGGGTCTACACTATACGACAGGCCGCTCCTCTCTGTCAACCCTGGGGCTGGGCCTGCTCGCTCCAGGGGCCTCTCCGCGGCCCTCTCGTATCTCCGCGAGCACGCGGGAGGGGTTCATCGTCGCCCCCACGACGCGCCCCTGTATCTCGATCGTGCTCTCCTCCCCCTCTGGAGTCCTGTACCGACTCTCCCCCAAGTGGCGGAGGAACGTCGAGGTCGGGTTCGGTCCTTTCGTCTCCAGCTGGAGTCCCCCACGCACAGAGGAGAGAAGCCCCGCGGCGTACCCCTCTCCCTCGCTGCACCACCAGACGTACAGGTCGTCGCCCAGGACCCGCTCGCAGGGGTCAACCCCGATCGCCTGCCCGTGGCTCAAGAGCGGCTCCAGCCCCGACCCCTGGAGGAGGTAAAAGTCGCTTCGCTCCGCGCCGATCTCCGTCCCCTCGAACAGTCTCTCGTCGATCTGGACCTCGATCGGTTCACCGCTCCCTGCTCCCCCACGACCAGCCGCGGCGGGAGGCATCTGTATTGTGACGACGTGGGGCGAATGGCCCAGGGACACCCCCGCGGCCTCCGCGAGCTCCTCGCGCAAACGGACCCCCTCCTCGTAGGTGGGCGACCGCTCCCCGCGCTCGTAGGCCCCAAACGTCGTGACCGGAATCCCCAGGAGCTCCCCGGCCTGTTTCTGCGTCAAATCCGCTTCCTCTCGTAGCTCGCGTATGTCAGACATAGCGTAAAAGTTGTTTATTCGGAACGTGTTTGTATGTGCGCTTTATGTGCATACTGCGCTTTTCTCTTACGATTGTGTCACACGTTATGTCAAAACGCCGAGTTGGTTCAGAATCGGGCGAGAAAAATACAGAACAGTCCCAAACCCCCACCGCTGACGCTCTAAAAGAGCTGCGGGAGCGTGTCCTCTCGCGCCCGTCCGCGGGGGCGATTAAGAAAACAGCCCAGGAGGTCCCCGGCCTCGCCCGATCGACGCTCTCCCGGCTCCTCGCGCCCTCGACGATCGAGCTGGTCGCGGAAGTGGAGCGACACATCTCTCCCTAATGTCTAGGGATTATGAAGTCTGCTAAAAACTGCACAGCGGGAAACCTAAAAACCCGCAGCGCGTGACTTTTACCGCGTTACGTCAGTCACCCCCAAGCGCCGCATGCATGACCGCGAGCAGCCCAAAAAGCGAGGCGCGCGCCCCCACACGACGGGCGACGCCCTCGTCGACTGTCCCGTATGCTCCGACCTGGAGGGCGGGAAAGGCTGTCCAGACTGCGAGGACGGGAAAGTCTCCCCCTCCAGGGCTGACGTTTTGCGCCGCATGCTCGACGACTCGCAGAAAATCGGCTGACCTGTCCCCCTCCCCAGGGTCAAATAACCGGGGGCGCGAGCTGGGGGCGCAATCGAATCCCAGCACGAGGCAACGCGGGGCCTCACTGCACAAACGCCGCGCGCTCCTGGGCACGGGCTCATGCCCCAACGCCCAGGGGCACACGCCGACGAGCTCCTGGGAGCTCTCACCCTACGGCCTCACGGCAGGGGGAGGGCGAGGTTCGAGTCCTCGCGTCGGCTCTGTCATTATCTCTCCCCTCTCTCCGGCTCGCATGACTTCCACCACGTACGCGGTACTGTCGACGACGACGCAGGAGCTCGAAACGATCGAGGCCCAGAGCTGGGGCGACGCTCTCGCCCGGTACCTGGAGGAGGAGGGAATGGAGTGGGAGTCGCTCCTGGGCTGCGTCGACACGACCCCTCACCCGCACTACACCGTCGACCTGCATAGCACCTCTGGAGAGGAGGAAACCGTCCTCGTGATGGAGCTAGACGACCTCCAGGTCGAGCGCCGGCAGTATTTCCCAAACGAGTAACCCCCCCCGCTATGGGCCCTCAGGAAACGAAACGACAGCTCACGTCAAAGGCCCAGGGGCCGGAGGCGTTCGGCCCTGGGGCGAGCCCAGGCCTGTATCTGGGCGTTCCCGAATCGGACTATCACGACCACCCCGCGATCTCCCGCTCGATCCTCGCGGAGGCGGCGCGAATGTCGCCCCTCCACGCGCTCTATTCGCTGGAGTCCAGCGAGGACGAGGAGGACAGCTCCGACTCGATGGACCTGGGAACCGCGGCCCACGCGAGGGTCCTCCAGCCGCGCGTGTTCGAGGACAGGTACTACGTCGCCGCGGACCGCTGCGAGGGCATCAAGGGAGACGGCGACCAGTGTTCGAACAGCGCGAAAGTACGGCACAACGGGCAGTGGTATTGCGGGGTCCACGCCCCCAGTGGCGACCCCGACGACATTGAGGTCCTAAAGTCCTCCCACTACCACAGCGCGGAGGGGATCGCCCAGGCGACCCAGCAAGACCCCGACGCGGCCCCGCTTCTCCACGGACTGCCAGGCCTGGAGGAGGCGACTATCCTCTGGGAGGACCCCGAGACGGGACTCCGTCTCCGCGCGCGGCCTGACCGCGTTGCGTGCCTCCCAGACGGGGACGTCGCGCTCGCCGACCTAAAGACCACGCGCAGCGCCCATCCCCAGGACTTTCGCCGTAAGTACGCCCGTCACGGATACTGGCTCCAGCCCCCGTTTTACGAGGCCGCAGCCGCGACCCTGGGGGCCGACCCTGTCGACTTTGTGTTCGTGGTCGTCGAGTCGAGCCGACCCTACGCGGTCCAGTGTTACCGACCCGACTCCGACGACCGCGCCGGGGCGGGGCGACGCATGGACGGGCTCCTGTCGGAAATGTCCACGGCCCTCGACAGCGGAGCCCAGGCATACAGCGACGGAATCGACACCCTCTCGCTGCGGCGCTACCAAAAAGATCGCCTCTCGATCGCATGATCGACCCCGACCCCTGGGGCGAGGTTCTCCCCCAGCTCACGACTCCCTATTTTCACGGGCTCCCCCTCGACGGGCGTATCGAGCGTGTCGAGGAGCACGCCCCTCACTACTTTCAACCAAACGCAGTGAAACGACCATGACCGGAATCTACCGACTCGCAGACCTAACCGTACAAGTCGAGGGCTCGATCGAGGAGCTCGTCGCCTGTCAAGGCGTCGAGCGGGAGTTCTCCAGGGCCTGCCGAAAGATCCGCAAGGCCGCAGGCGAGGAGGACGTCCAGATCCTCCTCGACAAGGACCTCGAAAGCGCGGAGGGGCGAAAGTTCTCGAAAATACGGCTCCGCGCCTACGCAGGCGGCAAAAATTATACGATCGACTGCGGCACGACGGAGGACAACATCCTGGGCGTGTACGTCCCCTGGGACGCCCCGGTCGAGGTATACGACCGGGAGACGGAAACCGTCGAGGAGGTCAAGCCCCTCGCAAACAGCGAGCCCGATACCGCACCCTCGCAGGAGGCCGCAGAGGAGCCGCGCGAGGGCGAGAGCGAGGCCCAGAGCGGCTCCCAGGGGACGGCCCCCAGCGAGCCCCCAACGCCCGACACGCGCGAAAACGGAAAGATCACGGAGGGCGCGGCCCTCCAGCTCTGGAACGCCGCGAAACAGGCGGGTCACAACAGACAGACGTTCGCGAAGATGCTCGCGACCGTCGCGGGGATCGACACCCCGAAGCTCCTCCACGTCGACGATTGGCCGCAGGCCTGGGCGTACGCTACCCACCCCGGCGAGTGGAAAATGGACCAGCACGTCGAGGAGGAGCGCGAGCTCCCGCTCCAGTAGACGAGCGCAGCGCGGAGGGGGCTCGCCCCTCCGCTTTCTCCAACCCTCTCACAACCGACACACAGACCCGATATGGGATCTCTCAACAAGGCACAGATTATCGGCAATTTAGGCGAGGACCCGCAGCTCCGACAGACCGGAGGCGGGGACTCCGTTTGCAATATGAGCGTCGCGACGAACGAGTCGTACACCCGCGACGACGGCACGGAGGTACAGAACACCGAATGGCACGACGTCGTCGCCTGGGGTCGCCTGGGCGAAATCTGCACGGAGTACCTCTCGAAAGGCTCCTCCCTGTACGTCGAGGGCAAGATCATAACGAACCAGTACACCGACAGCGACGGGGTCGAGCGGTACTCGACGGAGATCAAGGCCCAGGAGGTCACGTTCCTGGGCGGCAACGATAGCGGCGCGCCTCGCGGCGACGGGGCCCCGACCTCGAAAAGCTCTGGGGGCGGGGGCGGCCCAGACGACGGGCGCGACCCTGGGGAAGACTTCCAGCCCGACGACGAGCTCCCGTTTTGAGAAGCTCCAGGCCGCAGGCCTGGGCCCCGCTATGCTCCCCAACAAACAAGCACTTTCGACCATGACCGAGGAGGCTTACAACCGCGTGCGATCGGACGACGTCGGGCGCTTTACGTTCACGTCGAGGCAGAACCGCGACGCTTTCGTTCGGCGCTGCGAGGAGTACGACGCGGAGTACGAGGTCCACGACCACGAAATCGGCGGGGAGTGGGACACCGCCACGATCGCGGTCGCGAGCGAGGACCTACGGCCCCTCCGTTACCTCATTTCGACAGGCTGACCGGGCTGCTACGCTCCGTAGCAAATAGGAGGCCCCTCCGACCCCTGGGGCGCGCTATGGGGTCGCCTCGACCAGTAGCTCAGGCAGGCAGAGCAGCGGACTTTTAATCCGCGGGTCGGAGGTTCGAGTCCTCCCTGGTCGACTAGCTCTAACCGCAGTAAACCTCTCCCCACTATGGGCACGGAGCCCCAAAACCTACACAAATCGAAGTATTCGGCCCAGACCGTTTCCCGCGCCGACGAGCTGTACGACGTGATGCCGCTTTCGGGCGTGTCGGAGGTGCTGGACATCCCGTACTCGACGCTCCTAAGTTGGAGCAAACAGGGCTGGGTATCGACCGACACGAACTGGAAAAAGGGCCGTTCTGGGCGGGACAAAAAGGCAAGCCCGAAGCAAGCCGCGCGCCTCGTGTTCGACCAGGGCCTCACGCGCCGGGAGGCTGCGGAGCGCCTGGGGGTCCACCCGCGGACGGTCCGAAAGTATATCAGCGAGTACCGCGACGCCCCCAAGCCTGGACCAAAGCCCGACGACGAATGAACCGCTCGATGTTCTGCGAGCTGCGGCGCTGCGGCGAATATCGAGGCGTCTGGAGAATCTACGACCGAGAGCGGGAGGCGCTCTCGCTGCGGCTCTGGTTCGACCGCGACGTCGCCGCTCGCGCCCTCCACAAACGATAGTACCCCGCTATGGACTCGATTTCCCTTTCGTACGAGGAGCTGGTCCTCGCCTCGACAGCCGCAGGAATGAACACGTCCCGCGTCCTAAAGCGCGGAGCAGACCGCAGCGACCACGGGCAAAGCACCGAACGGGGCGTCACGCAGCGCCTCGCGAACGACATTCTGGGCGAGATCGGGGAGCGCGCTGTCGCTCGAAAGATCGAGGCCGTGCAGACGCGCGGAACGGAGCTGCGGGAGATCGGGGACCTGTCGGGCGATCACGAGGTCAAGACGACCGAATATGACGGGGGCCACCTCCTCCTCCACGAGGACAGCCCCGACGACGCCCGATTTTTCCTCGCGGTCGTCTCGTTCGACGACCAAATCCGCGTCTCCCTCCCCGGCTGGCTCCGTGGCCGGGAGGGGAAAAAAGACCGCTTTTGGGGGAACCGCGGGTCGCAGAAACAGCCCTGTTATTGGGTCCCCCAGGACCAGCTCCGGTCGTACAAGGCGCTCGACATTCTCACGAAATGACCTCCCTCACAGAGTGACCTCTGTATTTATGCAAACCGGAAACCCCCCAACGAATACCTGTCGGCGCTTTTCGCCGCGCTCCTGTTCGGGCTCGCGACCTGGGGCCTCGTCGACATCCTATCGCTGTTCATCGACGTCTCTTTCCACACCCCCAAGTAACCCGATGGCAAACCAACCCGATCCAGGCGACGACAACGTCCCAGACGCGGAGGAGCTCGCGGACGAGCTGGGGCTCGACCCCGACGACATGAAAAACCCCGATCGCTCCGACGAGGGGCGACGCAGGCGCGAGACAGGCTCCGACCCCGACGAGGGGCTGGGCGGCATGGAGGCCGCAAAGCGCCTGTACGGGGGCGAGAGCGCCCCCACGGGCGAGGACACCCCAACCCCTCCCGACTCTATTTTCACCGATAACGACTCCGACCAGTGACCACGATCCGACAGCTCCACGAGGGACTGAAAGTTCTGTCACAATACCAGGAACCTGAAACCAGCGTTTATGCGAATGACCGACGAATTGATGCGGGAGACACGCCCCCACAGAAAATGACCGAAAAAGACCGCGACACGCTCGACGAATTGGGCTGGATGTGGGACCCAATATTCAATACCTGGTTCATTTTTACATATACACCATGACTCACCCCAGCAAACGAAAGGGCAACCGCTACGAGCGCGAGATCGTCGAGGAGGCCGAGGCGAAAGGACTGGAGGCCGAACGCGCGTTCGCCTCTGACGGGCGCTCCCTGGGCGAGGCCGAATCCTGCGACGTCCTGATCCGCGGAAACGAGTCGATGATTACAGACGCGGTTCGGATACAGGCGAAGCGCCGAAAGAATATCGCCAAGTACATCACCCCCGACGAGGAGGTGGACATACAGGTGGTCCGTGAAAATTACGGCGACTCCCTCGCGATCGTCCCCCTCGAAATGTTTCTGGAGCTCCTCCGCGAGGCGACGGAGCACTCCCCAAAACCAACTGACTCAAACCAGTAACTGCCCCGCTATGAAGTTCACCGCAGACTCCGACACCCTTTACGAAACCCTCCGCACCGCTGGGCGAGCGCGGCCCTCCAGCGCGACGATGCCGATTCTGGAGACGGTCCTCCTGACGCAAGACGGGAGCAGCGCTCGCGCCCGATGCACCAACCTAGAGCAGCACGTCCGCGACTCCTGCGAGGTGAGCGATTGGGAGGCGGCCCCAGGCCCCTCCTCCGCGGCGCTCCCGTACAAGCGCCTCACAGACACCCTAAAGGCCCTCCCCGAAACGGAGGTCCAGGTCCGCGTGGGGCCGGAGTACAAGCTCCAACTGGAGGCCCCGCAGGGGTCTTACGAAATGATGGCCCAGGAGCCGGACAATTTCCCCGAGCTCCCCGACCTCGAAAACGCGGAGTGGGACCAGCGCCTCCAGGGGGACCTCATGGAAGCGATTGAGCGCGCGAAATTCGCCGCGGCGACCGACCACCTACGCCCCGCGATGATGGGCCTGTACGTAGGGCCTCAGGGCCGCGTCGCGGTCGCGACCGACGGGCACAGGCTCTCGAAACTCGACGTCGATCTGTCGGGGGCCGGGGAGCCGCTCATTATTCCCGACCAGGCCCTCCCCATGATCGAGCGCGTCGACCCCTCCATGATGCAGGGCGGGAACGGAGCCGTCGCTGTGCGCGGAGACGAGGGCGACGTCTTTACGAAAACGATCGACGAGACGTACCCCAGCTACGACGCGGTCATTCCCGACAACGACGATGAAATGGTCGTCGATCGGGAGGCGCTCCTGGGGGCCGTGACCCGCGCGGGAATCTACACCTCCAGCATGATGAGCACGATCCGGCTCTCCATCTTTCCAGATCACCTCGTCGTCGAGGGGGAGGACGTCGAGCGGTCGAGCGAGGCCTCCGAAACGGTCCCGTGCGAGTACAGCGGCGAGGAGACGCTCGAAATCGGGTTCAACGCGGAGTACCTGGAGGAAATCCTGTCGGTCGCGACGTCGGAGCGGGTCCGGTTCGAGCTGGGCTCGCCCAACGACGCCGCGGTCGTTCGGCCCCAGGGCCGCGAGGACCACATGATGCTCCTCATGCCCGTCATGCTCAACGACTACGCATAGACGACCCCAGGCTCCGCGCCTGGAACCTGTCACCGCACCACGAACGAGATTTCCCCGCTATGGACACGATCGACAACCCATTCAGAGAAATCATTTCACGCCTCGACGGAGTCGAGGGCCGCGGCGACCAGCGGCAAGCCCAATGCCCCGCACACGACGACAGCTCCCCCAGCCTGTCCGTGTCGAAAGGCGACTCCCAGCCCGTCGTCCTCCACTGTCACGCAGGCTGTACGGACGAGGAGATCCTGTCGGCCCTGGGGCTCTCCTGGGGCGACCTCCTCTCTGGGGACCAGGACTGCACCGAGAGCGAGTTCGAGCGCGCTCCCTGGACACACGGGGAGCTCGCGAGCGAGTACAAGTACAGAGGCGCAGACGGGCAGCACACGTACACGATCCGGCGATACGAGCACCCCAGGGGCTGGAAAACCTTTCGCCCCTACGAACCGGGCGTCGAGTACGGCCCCGGCCTCGACGACGACACCGATCGGGTCTTGTATCGGCTCCCCCACGTCCTCGACGCGGCCCAGGAGGGGGATGTTGTCCTCCTCGTTGAGGGGGAGAAAGACGTCGAGACGCTGGAGCGGGAGGGGTTCACCGCGACCACGAGCGGGGCGTCGGACAGCTGGAAAGAGCGGTTCTCCCAGAGCCTCGCGGGAGCGAAAGTCGCGATCGTCCCCGACAACGACGAAGCCGGGGAGGAGTTTGCGACAGAGGCGGCGAACTCGCTTTTAGGCCCCGCAGATTGGGTTCGGGTCGTTGACCTGGAGGACGTCCCCGACAGCGGAGGCGACGTAACCGACTGGTTCGCGCGGGGGCACTCCGCGGCAGAGCTGCGGGACCGCGTCAAGGGAACTCCCAATTTCGAGGAGAGCGCGAGCTTTCGAGCCCCGACAGAGAGCGGCTCCAATGGCCCAGGCCCCAAGCAAGGCGAACGAGACTCGCCCAAGCCCCCCCAGCCGCAGGCCCAGGGCGACGGGGCCTCCCCCGACCCCGAGCTCGACGCGAGCGCGCCCGACCCGTGGAGCGCGATCCGCGCGACCTACGTGGACTCCTCGAAGTCCGCTCGCCTGGAGGCGGCCCAGCAAGTCGTACACGACCTCTCTGTCGCGACCGATCGGCGTACGGGAGAGTGCTACGTCTGGGACGAGGAGGAACAGGTCCTCGAATCTGGGGGCGACCAGCGGATCGGGGAACTCCTCTTGCGGGAGCTGCGGGAGCAACACTCGATTCACGAACAGAAAGAGATCACCGAAAAGGTTCACCTCTTGACCGCTCGCGACTCGTTTGGGGGCGATTTCGTTCCGGTTCGGAACGGGGACCTGTTTTTCGACGGGGCGACCCCGCGGCTGGAGGAGGTCGACCCCGACAGAGGGCCGCTCGTGCGGTCGCCTGCGGCCTGGGACCCCAGCGCCGATACGAGCGGCTGGGAGGGCTACCTCGCCAACCTGATGCCCTCACAGAGCGAGCGAGACACCCTCCAAGAAATGGCCGGGTATGCCCTTATGCATTGGGGGCTTCCGTTTCACAAGGCGCTCTTTGTAACCGGGCCGACAGCGTCGGGCAAAAGCACGACCCTCCAGGCGATACAAAACCTGTACCCCGACGAAACGGTCGCGAACTCCAGCCCCCAGCAACTGGTCAACGGGCGTTTCGGGGCCGCGGCCCTGGAGGGGGCCTGGGCGAACTTTCGTTCGGACCTGGACGACGACCTCGTCCGCGACGTCGGGCTGTTTAAGGAATTGGTGGCGGGGGACCCGATTTATGCGGAGCGCAAGTTCGAGCAGGGCTTTAAATTTCGGCCCACGGCGAAGCACTTCTACTCCTGCAACAGGCTCCCCGAAATCGACCTCGACGACGACGCCTTTTACCGGAGGATCCTCCTCGTCTCCTTTCCGACCACGATCCCCAGGGAGAACCGGACCGATCGGAGCAAGATCGACGAGCTCCTCTGGGAGGACCGCGACGCGATTATGACCTGGGCCGTCGAGGGGCTCTCGCGCCTCCTCGCGAACGGCGGGTTTTCCCAGGACCGAAGCCCGGAGGACACCCGCAGGCGCTGGGAGTCGCGGTCGTCGTCGGTGGGCCGCTTCAAGTCCGCGTATCTCCAGATCACCGGGGAGTCGGAGGACTTCGAGACGAAAGACTCCGTGTATTCCTACTACGCGGAGTTTTGCGACGACCAGGGCCTGGGGACGTCGAGCAAGCAAGAGCTCACGCAGGCGCTCACGCAGGACCCCAAGATCGGGCAGGCCCAGCGGACCCCGAAAGGGTCCTCCAGGCAGTTCCGGTGTTACACGGGCGTCCAGCTGAACCGGGACGCTCCGTTCTAGTGGCCTCCTCGCTCCCACCCTTAGCGTGAAACAAAACCGCGCTACGTGCATGCAACTCATACGTTTTGAGTGACTCCCTGCGGAGCGGGGAAGCAGCACTTACGACCCTATTTTCGCCCCTGGCGTCGCCGCTTCCCCGCTCCCACGAACGCGCGACGCCGGGGGTTTTCTTGTTTGTGCTTCTCCCGCTATGGAATACACGATCTACGTCATTACTAACGAGGTCAACGGTAAGGAATATGTGGGGGTTACGTCGCAAGGTGTGGAGCATCGTTGGGCGCAGCATAAGAGTAGTGCGCAACGTGGGGTCGAGACGCATTTGTACAATGCGATGCGGAAATATGGGGCCGAGGGGTTTTTAATTCAGTCTGTCGAGCACGCTGAGGCGCAAGATAAAGCGTTCGATCTCGAAAAACAGTGGATCGCAGACCTCGACACATACCACGGGCAGGGGTACAATATGAGCGAGGGCGGGGAATCGCCTCCACACTTGACCGGAGAGGATAACCCGATGTATGGGCGCACCGGAGAGGATGCACCCATGTATGGACGCGGAGATTTAGTTTCTGGGGAGAATAACGGGATGTATGGACGCGGGGATTTAGTTTCTGGAGAGGATCATCCGATGTATGGGCGCACCGGAGAGGATGCCCCCATGTATGGACGCGGAGATTTAGTTTCTGGGGAGAATAACGGGATGTATGGGCGCACGGGAGAGGATAACCCGATGCATGGGCGCACGGGAGAGGATCACCCGATGTATGGGCGCACCGGAGAGAACGCTTCAAACTCTTCTCTATCAAGAAAGGAAGCTGCACAAATAAAATGGTACGCCCTCGCCACTGAGCGAACACAACGCAATATAGGAGCGCGCTTTGGGATTTCGGCAAGACAGGTAGGTCACATTAAAAACGGCTCCCGTTGGCCCAACCTCGCCCCCAACCCCCCAGCCGACAACGGGCAGCTCCGTTTACCCCTGGGGGCTACCTAACGCCCACAGAAGCTCCGCGCCGCTCTCTCGCGCCCAAAAACGCCCCGCTATGCACACCCCCAAAGAGTTGATCGCTGACGTTACCTGGACGCATGTTACGGTCCCCGCTGGGGAGCTCATTTTCGGGACCCCGGCGGCTGGGCCTCCGCAAAAAGTCTGGTTCTGTGGCTCCGGCGATCGCTACGTGATCGAGGGATACGTGAACTAATCACATACCCCGCTATGGACCCCTACCACGAAACCGGAAACATCCGAGTCTATCACGGCAGCTGCGAGGAGGTTCTCGCGGCCCTCGACCTGTCCGTTTCGGCGGTCGTCACCGACCCTCCCTATGGCCTCGCGTTCATGGGGCGGGACTGGGACGACTTCGAGCCGAGGGAGTATCAACAGTTCTGCGAGGGCTGGGCGGCGTCGGTTCGGGAATCTATGCGACCGGGCGCGCCCCTCCTCGCGTTCTCTGGAACCCGCACATTTCACCGGGCGATCTGCGGGATCGAGGACGCGGGGTTTACCGTCAAGGATTGCCTCTCGTGGACGTACGGGTCGGGCCTCCCGAAGTCCCACGACATCTCGAAAGCGATCGAGAAAGCGGCAGGCGCGGAGCGGGAGGTTGTGGGGGAGAATCAATGGGCAGGGCAGAACGGCACCGAAAATACAAACACATATGGGGACGCTGGCCGAGCGCCCGAAACCGCCCCCGCCACCGACGAGGCCGAGCGCTGGGACGGATACGGCACGGCCCTCGCCCCCTCCTGGGAGCCGATTTGTTACGCCACGAACCCGCGCGAGAATACCTATGCGGAGAACGCGCAAGAGCACGGGGTCGCGGGGCTTAATATCGACGGGGGGAGGATCGAGACGGAGGAGGATCTTTCTTTTTCAACTGCCAACCCCGACGACTCCACGAGATACGGGGATAGTCGAACAAAGGGGAACGAACAACACGACGGAGGCCGCTGGCCTGCGAACGTGGTGCTGGACGAGGTCGCCGCGGAGCAGTTGGACGGGCAGAGCGGGGTGCTTGAAAGTGGGGGCCTGAAACCCTCACACGCCGACAACAACCGACAGGACAAGTACGGCGAATTTTCGGGTGGCAACCAGCGCAACGGTAATTGGGAAGCTAATAGCGGCAGTGCATCTCGCTTCTTTTACACCGCCAAAGCGTCGAGCTCCGACCGCAACGCAGGGCTCCCCGATGGCCGGGAAAACGACTGGCCCACGGTCAAGCCAACCGACCTGATGGGGTGGCTCCTGCGGCTCGTCGAAATGCCCAGCGACAACCTCATTCTCGACCCGTTCGCCGGGTCGGGGACGACCGCGTACGTCGCCCAACAAATGGGCCTCCCCTGCGTCGCGATCGACCAGTCGGAGGAGGCCTGCGAGCTCACAAAAGAGCGCCTCTCGACCCCCTCGCTGTTTAGCTAACACAACCCCCCAGGGCATAGGGGCGAAATGGATTCGCCCTGAATCGGCCTGCAACGCCCACAAACGCCGAAAAATAGGCGCTAACACAGCTAACACAGCAAGTCTCTATTATCACGCGCACACGAGCACGGGCACACGCCCACACGCCTACACGCTTGCGAGAATTGGGGGTCCGCTGTGTTACCTGTGTTACCTCGACTCTAACACCCTCACAGACGCCACAAACGACGATGCACCGCGACAACTGGACCCGCGAGCCGCAACCTGGAGAGCTGGACCCGACTCGCGAGCTCTACGAGCAGCAGAACGCGAACCAACCCGCTCGCTCAACCTCCCAACAACATCCCCACGCTATGGAACCGGACACTACGGAACCGGAGAACCTCACTGTATTCGACGCGGACAGCTACCTCTCGACGCCGGACTCTGTGGTCCTCACGGGCCGCAAACGATCGGGTAAAACCTACGTCGCCAACAACTCCAACGCGGAGCCGCTGGGGTTCGCGGACCCGATGGAGGTCGTTTGCGAGAAAGTCCTGGGGCACACCAGCCGATGGGACTCCGACGTCCGCGCGTTTTTGTGCAACCTGGGGGCGCTGGGGCGAGGGGAGATCCCCTCCCGCAGTATGCGGAACCGGGTCAAATGGGACGTCCTGGGCCGCAGGCTCCAGCGCGACGGGGCCCAGGTAACCGGAATGGGCGGGGCTCACGTCTGGGAATCGTTCGGGACGGAGACGTTTTGGATCGACCTTATGGAGTCGCGCCTAAACGAGCGCGCCCCCGCGGGGCCTGCGATCATTCACAACGCAAGGTTCCCCGAGGAGGTGCGCCGTTTCACGACGCGGGGCTTTCGCCACCTCCACGTTATGGCAAGCGAGGAGACGCGGCGCGCGCGGCTCGCGGAAACCGGGGAGGAGCCCAGCCCAGACGCGCGGACCGAACAGCTCGCGCGGGAGCTCGACCGGGTCGCTCGCGGGGAAAACCCCCTGGAGCTGGAGCTCGCGCAAGGGCTCTTTCCCACCACACTCGACGACGTCCGCAGCCTCGATACGGTCCTCTGGTCGGCCCCGCGGAACGTACCGGACGCCGCGCTTTGCGAGACGGGCGAGCGGGTCGCGACGTCGAGCGAACCGACACCGAACGGGGAGGGCGACGACGTCGCCGCGCTCGTTCAAAAAGACATTGAGGCGAGGGCCCAGGAGGGGGAGGACACGTACGGGGAGCGCCTCACGACGCACAACGGGCGCGATGCCCTGGTCGACGCTTACCAGGAGGTCCTCGACACGGCGATGTATCTCCGACAGGAGCTCGCGGAGAGAGGATGAACCGACGCAGAAAATAGCAGTCGGGGAGGACCTAACGCGCACACGCAGCGTACACACAACCGCACTAAGAGCCTCACAGACGTTCCCAGAGCGCATGACTAACGGCGAGCTCCTCCAACGGCACGAGGCCCTCCAGCGGGCCGCAGGGCACGTTCAGAGCGTCCGCGCTCGATACGCGGTACAAAAGACGCTCCGCGGGGTCGAGTCGGCCCTGGAGACGTACCGCGAAATGCTCGCGGAGCTCGCCCAGGACCACGAGGTCGACCTGTCGCAGGGCGTCCCCGACGACGCTCCAGAGCCGTTTCGCGACGAGCTGGGGGAGCTTCTCCAGATGGAGACAGAGGAGCCGGACGTACACACGATCGCCCTGGACGTCCTGGGGACAGAGGACGAGAAAGGGAGCGACATTCCGCTGGGCGTGATCGCGGACCTCGACTTTATGATCGACGAGTAACCAACACCATGTTTGGCAAGCACCTGGACGACGTTTCTGGGGTCGGAGAGGATTGGGCCCAGCGCATGCGAAGCGCGGGGATCAAAACGCCCGGTGATCTAGCGGACGCAGACCCCGGCGACATTCTGGAGCTGGGCGACGTCGAGGAGTGGCGCGTGGAGGACTGGATCGAAGCAGCGTCGGAAATGTCCGGCAACGATTCGGAGGGAAATACAGCGCAGAGCCGCAGCGAGGGTCGCGCGTGCGAGGGGGAGAGCGGCGCGGAGAGCGCCTCCAGCGACGCCCAGGGGCCGACCCCTGGGGGCGAGTTCGAGGAGCTGTACGAGGATCTGACGGCGAACCAAAAGAAAGTCGTACAGGAGTACCCGTTCCACGCCACGAAAGCGGACGCGGCGCGGGCCGTTGGCCTGTCTCCCTCCTGCGTGTATTCGTGGCCGAACGTCGTCTGGGAGGCTGCGGAGGCGCTTCTGGACCAGCGTACGCAGGGCATCCGACAGGGTATGTCGGCCCTTTCGCCTGCGGCGATCGACGTTCTACGGCGGGCTCTGGACGCTGACGAGGACGTCTCCCGCGTCGAGGCAGAGAGCGCGCAGTACCTAATCGACCAGTTGGAGGGCAAGGCGACACGCAAGCAGGAGGTCGAGCACTCTGGGGGAATCGACGTGTCGGACCAGGAGGGCGCGGAGATCGACGAGCTCCTGTCGCACCTGGGCGACGAGGAGTAACGCCGCGAAACTCGCTTTCGAGGCGGGTTTCGGAGTTGCGTGCTTCACCCATAGAGCGAAACTCAACGCCGAAACTCGCCCGAAAACCGGACATATTGGGCCGTTTCGGGGGCAGTTTCGGCCTCTGTTTCGTACTAGGACCTTGAAAGCGAAACTGCGAAACCCGGCGAAACGCACCGAAACCAGGGAGGGGAGGCCC